GGAACTGGAGTGGATGGTTCTATTATCGGAAAAGGATGCAAGACAGCAGCAATATTGGATGACCCAATTAAGAATCCACAGGAAGCCTTGTCTGAGGCATTTATAGAAAATCTTGAACTATTTATTGAATCTGTTCATAATACATGTATTGACCCAAGCTCTGATTGTGCGCAGATTATTATATCTACTCGGTGGGTAGAAAATGACCCTATCGGCCAAAGAATGAATGACCCAAGTTGGAAACAGTTTATATTTCCAGCCCTTGATGAGAACGATGAGTCTATTTGTGAAGATATAATTTCCACAGAAATGTTGCTTGAGATGAGAAAGTCTTGGCAAAACAAGGGAATGGGCTGGATGTTTGAATCAATGTATCAATGTCAACCAGTTACTAACCTTGTCTCTAAATTTAGTGTGGATGAGCTAAAGAGATTCAGAATGGAAGATTTGCCAAAAACTCCACCGACAGAGATTGTGGCATTCATTGATTATGCAAATAAGGGTAGTGATTATTTATCAATGCCAATAGCTTATTGTTGGTTACAGGATAGATATATTGTTGATGTTGTTTTTTCCGATAAAGATTCAAGACAATTAAGGCCATTAGTTATAGAAAAGATATTAAAACACAAGCCAGAAAATGTAACCTGTGAAACTAATCAAGGTGGACAGGAATTTACTGAAAGACTGGAAGATGAAGCTGGAAATATATTCTATGAACTTGGCATTGAGCTTAATACGCAATACACAAAATCAAATAAAGAAATAAGAATACTTGTTAGAACTGGAGAGATAAAAGCTACTTGTTATTTTCTTGAGAGAGACCAACAACATGAACAATATAGAATGTTCTTTGACCAGCTAACTAATTATGGAAAACTAAGAAGGGGCCATGATGATGCTCCTGATTCACTTGCTGGATTGTTGGGAATATTGTCAGATGTTGGCGAAGTAGATGTAGAATATTTTGGCGGAGATAAAAAAGTTCTTGACAATAATATTACTAAACAAAAAGATGAAATTGAAATAAACGATGATGATGATAATGATATTATGTTTTTCTAAAAAGGATGGAAAATGGTAGAAGTTGTCCAAGAGGTTGAGAACATTGACCTCGAAAAAGAACTATCTGGGGTTACCGAGATATACAATATTGGTGTATCCAAAAGAATAGGAATACCAAGCTCGAATTTTAAGACCGCAACTGCTTCTGTCATTAATAACTATGGTTGCGTTGTTCCCCCATACAAACAGGCTGAAATTTTACAGTATAGACGGCTTGATTCTACCTATCAGGCATGCTTGGATGTCAGGGCTAACACTATTGTTGGGCTTGGATATGAAGTACGCCAGAAGGATATAAAAACCAATAGTCAGTTGATGAAGCTTATTAATGAGCCAAATTCCAATGTAGGTGAAACATTTACGTCAATTCTTAAAAATATGTTTATTGATCTCGATACATTCTATAATGGATATATTGAGTTTGAAAAATCTGGCAATGTGAGAGCTATATATTATGTACCCGCGAAGGACATGTTTGTCAGACCAAAGAGAGAAAATGGAAAGATTACCAGAGAAGTTGATAAATATGTAAGAATAGAGAATAATCTTGTGACTGAATTTCTACCATATCCTGCTGACGGCAAAACCAAAGATGGCGTTCATTATATATTGCATTTCAAGAGAGCCAGTCAGGACAATGTATTCTATGGTACTCCAGATAATGCTCATCTATTTGACTTAATAAAACAAAGCTATCTTTCAGACCAGTATAACATTAACTTCTTTTCCAATGGTGGACAGCCTTCGTGGGCAGTTCTAATAACTGGTGGCAAGATTTCCAAGCGTGGTTATGATAAGATAAGAGAATTTGTGGAAACCAATTTGAAGGGTGTTGAAAATGCACACAAGATGTTGTTTCTTTCCGTGCCGCAAGAGCATGCCACAATTAAGTTAGTTCCTCTTTCAAAATCTATTGATGAACAGTTTATCAATCTTAACGAAAAGACAAGATTCCAGATAGCATTGAAATGTAGGGTTATGCCTAAGATGCTTGGCATTTCTACTGGCGGTAATTTTGGTGGTGGCTCGGCTGGCATGGCTGACCTGCAATTATATATTGAAACAGTATCACGGTCTGAGCAACAGTATATCAATGATGTGCTGAACAAGTTTTTCATGCTGGAATTCAAAATTAATCCTGAGTTTGTATTGAATGCAATGGATATTTCAAATGAAAAAGATGATGCCATTATCGCCAATCTTTATTGGAACATGGTTGATGCCAATGGAAATAGAGTGCTTAACGTTAATGAAGTAAGAACCAGATACCTGCATCTCAAGCCAATTGATTTAGTTGAAACTCCAGAAAACGAATCAGAAGATAATAAAGAAAACATTTCAGTAAATAGCAATGGCAGTCCAAGAAGTACCGATGGTGCAATGGATACTGGCCAGCGTGATGATATTAATAACTTAAATCCAGAAAAAAATTCGAGGTAAGAGAATGAAAGTAATCTCAAAAAGACAAGAACTCAAGGATGTCACGATTACTCATGTTTCTTATGTCAAACGTGGAGCAAACAAGAAAACTTTCTTGCTATCCAAATCTGAGGAAAGAAATCCCGATGTGGAATTTGATGTGAGGGTCTTAAAAGAAGATGATTCACCAAAGAAACTGCTTTATGGGGTTGTTTATGAACCAGATTCGGTAGATGCTCATGGTGACATGATGATTGGTGAGGAAATTGAAAAGACTGCCCACGAGTTCATGATTCATTATCGCAATGTCGATAGTGAACACAATTTGATTGCCGGAGCGGGACAAGTTGTCGAGTCCTACATTGCTCCAGCAGACATGGAAATTGGAAAGTCAGCAGTCAAGAAGGGCAGTTGGATTCTTGTTACAAAAGCGACAGACGAAATATGGCAAGATTATGTTAATGGTGACATAACTGGATATTCGATGTTTGGAATTGCAAGAACCACCGTAGCTAAGACTGATGATGATGAACCGAAAGTTAGTTGGGTGCAGAAGTTCCTTGAAAAACTTGGCTTGGTTAAGAGCTTCGAGGAAACATTAAACGGCCACATTGAAATGATGAAACAAGACCCAGGCTTCATTCTATATATGATGGAAGAAGATTGGTGGACAAAGATGTCTTGGGATAGTACCAAGGATGAAGATTTGGTGTCTCTGGCAAATTCAATGAAAGAAGCCGCAAGCTATATTGATAGTGTAATTGCGTCAAAGAATGTTGAAGTAACAAAGTCTGATGACTTACAGGACAATATTGATACCGATGCAGAAGTTAATGTTGAAGCTGAATCAGTAATTACAGAAACAGATGAATCAGAAACAGAGGTTGAAGTAGTCATTGATGAAACTGAAATTGAAGCCGAGCCAGAAGAAATTCCTGAGACTGAGCCAGCTATTGATGTTGAGAAACAGCAAATGTTGGAAGAGAATGAAAAACTTAAACAGCAATATGAGATAATGAAGTCTGAGCTTGATAAACTAAAAGTTAGTTCGGCAGTAGTTAGTGAGCATGTTGTTGTTCAACCCTACAATAAACCTAAACCTAAATTATTTTAAGGAGTAAAAAAATAATGGAAAACAAAATTACCTTGACCCACGATGAAATTATGGCTTCCCTGGCCAAAGTTGCTGGAGAGTTGATTAACAAGTCTGATAACAATGGAAATGTTATTGACGAGAACTATGTAAGTCCTTTTGCGGCTTGGTTGCTGTCTAAGGCTGACAAGCCAGTTGTGCGTAAGAATGGAATCATGCTGTCAAAGTCTGAGGTTGACGATACTACCCTTGACTTTACAATGGGCAGGACTCTTACAGAGGAAGATGCCGAGGCTACAATTCGGTTTATCTATGACAAGTCTCCATATTTATCTCTGTTTAATACTCGTGTAGTTGACAAGCTGGTTGTGCCGATTGAAGGCAAGTCTATTACCAAGAAAAACCTTGTGTCCAACGAACAGAATGGCGGGGCTGTTGCTACTGTCAACCGCAGAATTGTACATAACTTTGGAATTAATCTCTATCTGAAAAATATCAATCTCCAGAAAGATATTCCTCTCCAGACTGTGATGAACAATCTGTATAATCCCAGTTTTGAGTCTGAGACCATGAGTGATGTTGCTATTGCTTTGGCTAATGACATTCTGCTTCTTGCCACAAATGGTCTTGAATATAC